CCAGATGGAGGAATGCCAATAAGAATATTGTGCGTCTTTGGTACAAGGTCGGAGAGTGCGCTCTGGCTACTACGAAGGACGGAAGGGCGAGAACCTACAACGGATTAATCTTTAGGCTGGAAGAGGATTTAAACAACGGCCTTCGTTTCCTCACTATTGAACTACCGAGCAAGCGAAAGCTTTTCTATTGTAAGCCCTTTGCCGGAGCGGGGCGGTTCGGTGATGTTTTAACTTTCTTTTCCCAGAACCAAACTACGAAGAAATGGGGGGAAGAACAGACCTTCGGCGGGAAGCTTGTGGAGAACATTGTGCAGGCCATTGCCAGGGACTGCCTCTGCGTGACCCTTGACAGGATAGCAGAACAGAGTTTACAGCCGGTTTTTCATGTACACGATGAAATAATTGTGGAAGCAGACGAAAGCCTCACTGTGGACGCGCTGTGCGATATTTTCGCCCTTCCTATACCTTGGGCGAAGGGACTCATACTTAAAGGAGCTGGATTCGATGGATACTTCTATCAAAAGGATTAGTACGGCCAAAAGCCGAAAAAGTAAAGATTGGAAAGAAAAGGCCGTCACTTGGGAGAAGTTCCTCGAGCTCTTTAAAACTCCCAAGGTAGGCAAGGAAATCATGGAAGAGTATCTCGCTCTTCCTAAGGATAAGCAGGACGCCCTTAAGGACGTGGGCGGATTCGTAGGCGGTACCTTAAAGGACGGTATCCGGAAAGCGCAAAATGTTCTTAGCCGGAGCCTTATCACTTTAGACCTTGATAACATGACCGACTCCGATACAGCGGATGTGTTCCAGACTTTGGATTTAATAGGCTACAAGGCGCTTGTTTACAGCACCAGAAAGCACCAAAGCCATAAGCCAAGACTTAGGATTGTATTCCCTTTAGAAAAGGATTGCTCAAAGGAGGAATATGAACCGGTAGCAAGGATGTTAGGCAGCAGAATAGGGATTGACCTATGCGATCCTACTACCTTCGAAGCTTCCCGCCTTATGTACTTCCCCTCAGTCTGTAAGGGGGCCGACTATGTTTACAAGGTTTTTGATGGTGAAGAGGTAAATGCTGAGAAGGTACTGGGGCTATACCACGACTGGAAGAACATCGCAGAGTGGCCAAAGTGCCAAAGTGAGAATCTTCTCATCAGAAGGGAAATCACGAAGCAGGGAAATCCTCTGGAGAAGTCCGGACTTATTGGAGCCTTCTGTAATGCCTACGATATCCCCTCAGCTATAGAGCACTTCTTATCCGGTATTTATGTTCCAACAGATAGACCGGATAGATGGACTTATGCAGACGGAAGTACGACAGGCGGAGCGGTTTTATATGATAATGACACCTTCATGTACTCCCATCATGCTACGGATCCTATCAGTGGAATACTGGTAAATGCCTTCGACCTTGTACGGCTGCATAAGTTCGGAGACCTTGATGAGAAGGTAAGTGCCAACACAAAGGAAGAAAATAAGCCGTCATTTAAGGCGATGTGCAGTTTCGTAAATAATGACCCGACGGCAAGGAGTACTTTAGACCTGGAACGCATGAAGGCCTTTGAAATGGTAGCTACGGAAGAGGGCGAGCCTGAAGAGCTAACGAAAGATGATTTGTCTTGGATGGCAGACCTTAAACGGAATGAAGACGGGAGAGTGCTTCCCACCATCCGAAACTTAGAAACCATCATGCAGAACGACTTCAACATCAAAGGAAAGATATACTCCGACTCCTTTACCGGACGGAACTACTGCGGCGGTGCGGTGCCGTGGGATAAGACAGGTGCTCACGAGTGGACAGATGAAGACGACTGCGGGCTCATCGGATACATTGAGACAGCCTATGCGGTCTATCACAAGGATAAATGCTATACGGCATTAACCAATGTTCTTAGGAATAACCGGATTAACTCCGTGGCAGATTATCTTAATTCCTTATCCTGGGACGGTGTGGAGCGTGCAGAGACGCTTTTTATCGACTACTTAGGTGCAGAGGATAACTGCTATACAAGGGAAGTAACCTTAAAGACTTTACTGGCTTGTGCCATAAGGGCCTATAAGTTTGGTGCTAAGTACGACAACATGCTTATCCTTACCGGGGAACAGGGCATAGGAAAGAGCACCATACTAGAAAGGCTGGGAAAGGATTGGTTTGCAGACTTCAAGGCTCGGACTGTTGGAAAGGAAGCCGAGGAAGCGATTGCCGGAAAGTGGATCGTGGAGATGGGAGAACTTGCAGCGCTTAATAAGCAGGAGTCTGAAGATATCAAGCAGTTCCTATCTATGAAGAGTTCCTATCACAGAGAAGCCTACGGCAGACGAAGTATAGAGCACAAACGAAAATGCGTGTTCTTCGGTACCAGTAACAAGGATGAGTTCCTCCGGGATGAAACAGGGAACCGAAGATTTTATCCTTTACCGGTAGGTGTGAAGAAGCATAAGAAGAACATCTGGAAAGACCTAACAAGCTCGGAAATAGACCAGATATGGGCAGAGATAGCCTTTAAGGTTGACGCCTGTTTAGGGGAGTACGATGCTTTGCAATATCAAGTGCTCAGCGAGGAAAGCAGTAAGATTCTGGCAGAGCTGCACGAGGACTATAAGGAGCAAGATCCTATTCAGTCTATGGTAGAGAAGTTCGCGCAAACTATGGTTCCGACCGACTGGCTAAACAGGGAAATTTATCAGCGCATTTCTTTCTTAGAGGGCAATATACCGTATGACGGGGAACTTATGAGACTACCTTATTTATCCCCGCAGAATATTCACTACGAACTTCTACGACTTCCTATAGGAAGTTTGAAGCCAGTTGATTCATTCAGATATGGAAGATGCATAAGGTCAATAAAGGGGGCAAAGAAAACAATGCTTAGAGATAAAAACTACGGTCTGATGAGGTGTTATACGGTTCCATAAGAACGACTAAAAAGACAAAAATACCATGTTACAACTTAATCAAAAAGAGGCTTATTTTGTTACAACTGTTACAACTTTTGAAAAATTTGAAATTAATTAAATAAATTTAATAATAAAAAAGTTGTAACAGTTGTAACAAAAATTAGAAAAGTTGTAACACAAAAAATCTAGTATTTTAGCGGTTGTAGCTACTATTTGTTACAAGATTACAACTTTTTTTAAAAAATAAAAGATTTTAAAAAGGAGAATGCTTTTTAGCAAATATATTAAATATAGCGCATATATACGCGTAATTAATAAAAAAACTGCATGTATGTCTGCGCTGTGCATATATACGCGCGTAAGGAAAAATCTTGTAACTTTGTAACACAGGCCAAAAACGGAAGGGATGTTTATGCTGGAAAAGGATATAGAAAAGAAGTTTAAAAAGGCGCTGGAAGCGAAGGGTTGTTTAGTCTACAAATTCGCTTCCCCAAACTGTCGAGGCGTTCCGGATAGAATCGTTATCACCGATGCCGGTAGAGTTCTATTCGTTGAACTTAAGACAGAGAAAGGCGAACTTTCTAAACTACAGAGAATACAACTTAAAAAGCTTCGGGATTTCAGGCAGCAGACCTTTGTGCTTTATGGTCTTCAGGAAGTAGAAGAATTTGTAAATAATATTAATGATTGGAGGTGATGCCTTATGAAGTTCATTCCACATAATTACCAGGCGATGTGTATAGACAAAGTCGTACATCAAAATGCTGTAGGTCTTTTCTTGGATATGGGCTTGGGTTAGCAAAACAATTATTACATTGTCAGCCATTGAGGAATTAAAGGACAGGCTGGAAGTGTCTAAGGTTCTCATTATCGCCCCTAAGAAGGTAGCGGAATCGACCTGGACTAACGAATCTAAGAAATGGGATCACACAGCAGACTTTAAAATCTCTAAGGTTATGGGTTCTCAAAAGGAGCGTCTACGGGCTTTGCAGGCTAATGCGGATATCTATGTAATTAACCGGGATAATGTTATGTGGCTTTATCAGACTTTAGGAAATGACTGGTTCTTTGATATGGTTGTGGTAGATGAGAGTTCAAGCTTTAAAAATCCACAATCCCAAAGGTTTAAGGCTCTAAAGAAATCCTTGCCTAAGATATCAAGGGTAATATGTCTTACCGGTACACCAAGCCCCAAGAACCTTTTAGACCTTTGGAGCCAGATATATCTACTTGATCAGGGGGAGAGATTAGGGAAATTTATCACTCATTACCGAACAAGGTATTTTGATTCCGACTTTATGGGATTCGATTACAAACCAAAGAAGGGTGCAGAGCAGGCTATCACAAAAAAGATATCCGACATTTGCATAAGCCTTAAGGCGAAAGACTATTTAGAGCTCCCCTCCATCGTCTATAACGAGATACCTGTTGACTTGGATAAGAAAGCCTTAAAGGCTTACCAAGACTTAGAGAAGAACATGGTTCTATCCTTGGAGGAGTCAGAGATAACCGCAGTATCTGCGGGAGTGCTTACGAACAAACTTTCCCAATGCGCGAATGGCGCGATATACGATGAGGATAAAGTAGTGAATCATATCCATGACTGCAAGCTGGAACGCTTTACAGAGCTTGTGGAAGAGTTAAATGGGGAATCCGCACTGGTCTTTTATAATTTTAAGCATGACAAGGATAGGATCCTGAAAGCTTTGGAGAAGTCCGGTTTAGAGGTTAGAGAATTTAAGAGCCCTAAGGACGAAGAAGACTGGAACAAGGGGAAGATTGATATGCTACTTGCCCATCCTGCAAGTACGGCTTATGGAATCAATCTCCAGTACGGCGGGCGGCATATTATTTGGTTCTCGCTGCCGTGGAGCTATGAGCTATATGCACAGGCAAATGCCAGACTTTTCCGGCAGGGACAAGAAAAGCCGGTTATTGTGCATGAGCTGCTTTGTACGGATACGGTAGACCACGATATTAAAAAGTCCCTGAGTGAAAAGGGACAGAATCAAGAGGGTGTACTTAGAGCCTTAAAAGCAAGGCTTGGAAAGGCGGAGTAAATGAAAAGCAATGATTGCACAGACGAAATGTTTGGTATGTACCATGTATGCCCTACTTGTGGCGAATCATCAGGATTGTACTACGATATACAATATCCGACTTTCCGGAAAATTGGGCTTGATGGAAAACCATTTGAAATTAAGAACGGAAAGAGGACTAAAAAAATCTCAATGCACCGTAAAGCATTTATTTACGGCTGCGATATGCGTGGAGAATTTCAGGTTGCGGTTTGTGTATGCGAAAAATGCGGTTGGAATAGCGAACCACTGTCAAGTATCGGTTGACTACCACAGTGAAAACATAGAGAGGTGAAAGAATGAGTTTTAGATATACATTGACGGTTTTAAAACAAGAAGAGGAGTGCGGATATATTCAACTTTTTGGAAATAATGACTTCATAGAACAGGTGCATGATTTTGTCGAACAAGAATTTCAATCAGAACTGGATGAGGATTCATTCTTCGAGGATGGACTATTCAAGGTTAGATTGGATAAAGACAGCTTGAATGGACTTTACAGGGTTGTAGATGCATATTGCTTTGATTTTGTGCTGAAGGACGAAAAGAAACATCGCTATATAGATTTGCTGGAGCATTATCATAAGGATGGTGATTTTGGTCTAAGTAATTGGAACGTAATTCTAGGAAACTATTATGCTTTGGAATCTGCGAAATTAAATGATTTCTTAAACAAAAATGAGGCGTTCTGTGGATTTATGTGCCCATTTGTGATTAACGAAGGATACGAAGTATGGTTCAGATATAGCTAAAATTACATGAATAGAGGTGGAGTAAATGACGGAAATAAAGTTTTACAGGTGCGATTTTTGCAGTAAAGAATATTCCACACAGGGAATGGCAAAATGGTGTGAGGATTCTCATGAAAAAGATATAGAAATATCAAGCGTGGTATACGAGGCAAAAAGAAATAAAGGCATGCCAAGTCAAATAAAATTGGAGAACAAAGAACGCACGAAACTTGCCGTATACAATATTGTTGATGTTGTAGAGAGGACGTAAACATGAAACTTACAAAAGAGTTGAAGCAACTAATAAACTGCCATTTGCTAGTGGAGTTTTTCAAAGAAAGCGCAATTCCAGACTTAAAGGACGCTCTGCCGGAACTGATAGATTCCGTCTATGGCGTGGAGGAAAAACTGGAAGAATTTTCGGAATTGATAGAGAAAAAGGCGGTTGAGGCAGTGGAGAAAGAAGTGGGGGAATTTGCGGATGATTGAGATAACAGAAAAAGCAATATGGTACCTGAATAGATACCTGGAGCTTGCAAAGGAGTAGCCTATGCTTAAGCCTTTAAACTTTGGAAACTATCAAGCCTTGAAGCGGTACAGCTTTAATCAAATGAATCAGTGGGCAACTTCGGTTTATGCGAGCGGATTTCAAGATGGACAGGATGCTATGCCGACCGTCTTAGAATTTGACAGTAACACTTTAGAGGAGTTCCTGTTAGGGATAGACGGCATAGGGGCAAAGACGGTAAAGAAGATTGTTCAAGCCTTTATAGATAAGGGCGAGAGTGCATGGGAGTTAGATGCGGGAGGAGAAGAATGACAAAGGAACAATTAAAGCAGTACCGAGGCTGGAAGCAAAATATCGGTATACTGGAGAAGGAGATATCCAACATGCTGGGAGAGACTGTCCATGACTTCGGCCATGACTACTCGAAGGGCTTTAAGAAGGTCGTACACCTTGACGGATTCAATCAGGAGCTTTACGAGAGACGACTTAAAAAGCTTTCAGAACTTGAAGCAAAAATCCGTAAAGTCGAAAGTTGGATAGAATCCATTGAGGACGATAGGCTTCGCTTTGTTATCCGCAGCCGTTATACAGAGGATAGAACATGGCGCTGGATAGCCAGGAAGCTAGGCAACGTATCTGAGGAATACGTAAGAATCGTAATCCACGACAGGTCTTTCGAGAAAAAATAGCAAAAATGTGAAAATTGTTCGTTTTGTTCGGAAAGTTCGTTTTACAATAATAATGGACTTGGTGTCGGAACGCATCTTGCCATTTGCCATGTAACATGGAACTCCTTTTGAAGCTCGGAGCCACTTAACGGTGGCTCCCTTTTCGTTACTAAAGGATATTGTTAGAAAGGGGGATGAGCCCTAGTGAAAAACAATGACGATTTAACAGACAAGCAGAAAAAGTTTATTGAAGAATACCTGGTTGATATGAACGGCACAAGGGCTTATCGTGTCGCATATCCTTCCGTGAAAAAGAATGAAACTGCTGCAGCTTTAGCAAGTAGACTGCTAACAAATGATAAAGTTAAAAATGCGATTGAGCCGATTCTCGCCAGTATGAGTAGCGACCGCATGGCCACAGCTACAGAGGTGATGGAGTATCTTACTTCCGTAATGCGCGGCGAGTCTACGGCAGAGGTTGTAGTAGTCGAAGGACTTGGAGACGGCTGTTCCGAAGCTAGGCGATTCAAAAAGGCGCCGGACGAAAAAGAAAGGCTGAGGGCTGCCGAATTACTTGGTAAGCGATTCGGCCTGTTCAAGGATAAGGTTGAAGTGTCCGGTATTGAAGCAGAGCAGTCTAAGCTGGACAGCTTACTAGATCAGTTGGGAGGGGGTGATTAGCTCCATGAGTTCAGAACAGTTAGTGCTTTCGGATAAGTACAAAGCATTTCTACGATGCAATGCGTCAGTCGAATTTTTGGAGGGCTGACACCACCTACGCAGGAAAGACGACCGTAGGACTGTTTAAGTTCATGCTGAAGGTCGCAAGCAGTAAGAAGAAGCTCCACATCATAGCGGCAAAGGATACCGGTACAGCAGAAAAGAACATTATCAACAAGGACTTAGGCATTGTGGATGACTTCGGTGCGCTTGTTGAGTATAACGGTAACGGTACCAGCGAGGACAAAATACCGCATATCCTTTTCCATGCAAGCGGAGGAGATAAGACGGTATATGTTTTAGGTTATGGCGATAAAAAGAAGTGGCAGAAAGCCTTAGGAGGACAGTACGGATGCCTTTACATCGATGAGATAAATACGGCGGATATTGATTTTGTCCGAGAGGCGGCAATGCGTTGCGATTACATGATGGGAACACTGAATCCCGACGATCCTTCGCTTCCCGTCTATTCCGAGTATGTGGACCATTCAAGGCCTCTTCCTGAGTGGGAAAGCGAAACGCCGAAAGAAATAAGAGAATGCTTAGTGAAAGAACCGAAGCCCGGCTGGGTGCATTGGTTCTTTTCTTTTTCCCATAACCTGGGATTACCTAAAGAAAAGCTTGAGCAGATTCTTAGAAACACGCCCAGAGGCACGAAGATATGGAAAAATAAGATTGAGGGACTGCGCGGTCGCTCAACAGGCCTTGTATTTTCTAACTTCGATGAGAAGACTCATGTGCTTAGCAGAGAGGATATTGCGAAGATTCCACATAGCATTAATCCTTTTGTGAAGTTCACCGCAGGGCTCGATACTTCCTATTCCTCTCATTCCGAAGACACTATAGCCATGATGTTCATAGGCATTACTAAGGACAAGCGCTGCATAGTGCTAAGAGAATGTGTATACAACAACAGGGATAGGCAGGAGCCTTTAGCACCATCGGACACAGCTGTAAAGTTTATAGCCTTTCTGGAATCCTGTAGAAAGGACTACGGCTTTGCGAGAGATGTGTTCATTGATTCAGCTGACCAAGCGACCATTACGGAGCTTAAGAAGCTTAAACGTAACCACGGAAGCCTTTACACCTTTGTAAACAGCTACAAGAAAGTAAGTATCATTGACAGAATTAACTTCCAGCTAGGCTGGCTTGCGGAAGGGAAGTATTTAGTATCCGAGGATTGCACGGAGCATATCAGAGAGTTGAACAGCTATGCTTGGGAGGAAGATAAGGATATTCCTGAGGATGGGCACGATCACACGATAAACGCCGCACAGTATGCCTGGATACCGTTTAGAAAGCTGATTGGAGAGATAAACAGTGGGATGGATAAAGAGTATGACAGATAAGTTTAAAAAAGGATTACAGAACTGGCTACAGATTCAGCCTGTAAGCCCTTATCATGTTTCGATTCAAAGCTTCATGGATTTTGAGACTGCTGCCATTCGAAACAAAATATGGTACAGAGCAGACGGAAACGAGTTAGAGCAGCTGTATCAGCAGTGCAGAATGCTAAACGATGCACAGAAGTTTTGGGGCGCAAAGCCTACAGCGGGCATGGAGATTCGGAAAATCCATACAGGGCTTCCCGGATTAATCGTAAAAATGCTTAGTGCCATCGTTCTTCCGGATATGAATGCTTTCGAGTTTGACAGTGATATCCAGAAGAACCTTTGGGAGGAAATCGAAGAAGAGAACCACTTTGAAGCCTTAATGGATACCTGCCTAAAGGACACCCTTGTTGTCGGTGACGGTGCTTTCCGTATCGTGCTGGATCCGGCAGAAAGCGCACATCCGATTATTGAATGGGTACCGGGGGAGCGTGTAGAGTTCGTCTATCGCTACGGGAGACTAAAAGAGGTTATCTTCAAGATTCCTTGGGATAAAGGGGACGTGCTTCATGCGCACTATGGTAGAGGCTATATCCGGCATAAGCTGTACAGGAACGAGCAGGAATACCCATTGCCGAAAGAGGTGCAGGACTGGACCTTTGACGAAAGCCTGATGATGGCCGTGCCGTTCAAGATTTATGAGAATGCGAAGTATGAAGGAAGAGGTTCTTCTATCTTTGACGGCAAGCTGGATTCCTTCGATGCCTTAGATGAAGCATGGAGTCAATGGATGGACGCTTTGAGGGCAGGACGGTCTAAGACCTATGTTCCTGAAAGCTTCATTCCAAGAGACCCAAACAGCGGAATGCTTTTAAAGCCTAATGCTTTCGACAACCGATTCATTGCGGGAGCTGACGATATCTCCGAAGGTGCTAAGAACGCAATCACTGTTACGCAGCCAAATATCCCTCATGACAGCTATATGGCTTCTTACATCACCGCATTAGACCTTTGCTTGCAAGGAATTATCAGCCCCTCCACTTTGGGGATTGATACGAAGAAGCTGGACAATGCTCTCGCGCAAAGGGAAAAAGAGAAGACCACGCTCTACACCAGAGCAAGTATCGTAAAGGCTATTCAAGAGCAGCTACCGCGACTTATTCAGCAGTGTATCAATGCAGAGAAAGTCCTCCGAGGAGAAAGCATTGAAGAAGTCAAGGTCAATATCCCCTTCGGCGAATACGCTTCCCCATCATTTGAGAGTCAAGTAGAAACATTGGCCAAGGCAAGACCGGGGGTTGCCATGATGAGTATCGAGGCACAGATTGAAGAGCTCTATGGCGATACCAAGGATGATGATTGGAAGAAGGAAGAAGTCGCAAGGCTAAAAGAGGAGCAAGGCATTTCCAGCGTAGAGGAGCCGGACTTTTCAGTAGAGGAGGGAATAGATGGTAGTCCAAATATTAAACCACAGCTACAAAATGAGCCCGGAGGAATACAGGCAGATGCTTAAGCTGGCATCTGAGCAAGTGCCCTTCGGTGTGTATGCTTTGGAAAAAGACGGCATGGCAGAGCTTAGAAAGGATGACTGCAAGAGTAAGGGTAAACTGAAAGAAGTAATCAGGTCTTACCGCTTGCAAGGCTTTAAGGTGTATCAGAATGGCGTATGACATCGGAGAAGCACTCGATAGAATCGAGGAAGAACTCATTGCTTCCATGATTCGCAATATGGGAAGGCACCGAATTGAGGAAATCAAGGAAGAGAAAGAATGGACCATGTGGCAGGCCGAACAGCTTAAAAGCCTTAGAGCTTATCGGCAGGATAATAAGGAGAAGTATTCCGGAAGATTCTTGGCTATCAATGAAAAGATAGAAGAAGCTATCCGGAAGTCCTACGCTGCGGGTGGAATGCACGAAGAAAGAAAGATACTTCGCGCAGCCAAAAAGGGCGCAAAGCTTAGGCAATCCATGAACCCCTTAACCGGAAGATTCTTCCAGCTTAACAAGGAAAAGCTGGAAGCTTTAATCAAGGCTACTAAAGCCGACATGACAAAAGCAGAAACAGCAATACTCCGTATGGCCGACGATCAGTATCGTAAGGCCATTTTTAATGCACAGGTTTATGCAAACAGCGGCGCGGGTACTTACGAGCAAGCGGTAGACATGGCAACTAAGAGTATGCTTAGTAGTGGCCTTAATTGCGTAGAGTATAAGAACGGTGCCAGGCATACACTTCCAAACTACGCAAGAATGGCGGTAAGGACTGCAAATAAGAGAGCCTATCTTAGCGGAGAAGGGGAGAAGAGAAGGAAGTGGGGCATTACTACGGTAATTTTGGCAAAGAGAGGCAATCCTTGCCCGAAGTGTGCCCCATTTGTTGGAAAAGTCTTTATAGACGATGTTTGGTCGGGAGGAGGTAAAAATGATGGTAATTATCCGTTTCTATCCAGTGCGATAGGGGCGGGTCTTTACCATCCGTGACGAACTGCAAAGACAGCCACACTACTTACTTTCCTGAGCTCCATGCCGGAGAGGAGAAGTGGACTAAGGAAGAGCTTGAGGAAGTAGCCGCGGACTATAACCATGAGCAAAAGGAAAAGCGGATTGAACATCAGGTCTCGAAGTTTGAAAGGTTGTCCATGTTCTCGCTGGATCCAGAGAATAAGAAGCAGTACGCAAGGAAGGCGGAGCAGTGGAAAGCCCTGTCAAGCGTTATGGACGGCGAAAAGGAACTCGCACACATCAAAGACGACGGCGTTCGTGATTTGGGGCACGTCAATCTTGAACTGGTGAACACGAAGAAGTATCACGATAAATTTGAAGGGCTGGGAAAGAATAAAGTGGTGAGTGAATCAATATACAAAGAAGCTATGGAAATCTTGGAATCAAGAAACAATACGTTCTACGAGGAGATAGTGGCGATAGACGCTAGAACAGGAAAACGGCTTGTTAAAAACACATCCGCAGTTAATAATAAGTATCATAGCTGTGGATTCTCTCCCAAGGAGAACGAATTTTTGAACGGCAGAAAGACTCTCTTCGAGGTTCTTCATAATCATCCAAACAGTTCGTATCCGTCCAGAGCAGATATAAAATATCTCTTTGACAGGGAATGGCAGAGTGGTTCTACTATCGTCTGCCATGACGGCACAGTATACAGGATGGAAAAGCTAAAGCCCGTGGATAATATTGACGAATATATTCAGAACATGTACAATAAAATTAAAAGAGATATGATAGGATATTCGGATGCATCGATTGAAGAGGAAGTATCGATGCAGATTGTAGATAGTTTGATGAAATCAGAACATCTAATATTCACAAGGAGATGATTGTATGGATAAAAAAGCAACCTTTGAGGATGTTGTAAACGGGCCTTATTTTATCGATGACAGTAAAATGCCAAGCGCTGAGGAGTCAAAGAAAATAGTGATTCCACCGGAGCTAAGAGAGAAATTGAGAGAAGGCCGTGATGAAATAGCGCATAAATTCGGTCTCTATTAATCGCGGGAGACAGCATATAAGAAAACTAATCTACCACCGGTCTTCGGTGGTATTTTGTTGCCTAAAAAGGAGCGATTATGGAGCAATTCAAACAGATTTACAGGATTCTATCTATCCTACATAAGGCAATGGATTTGGAAGAGTGGGACAGCGAACTGCTTTCTCCGGAGGCACTTGGAATTAGTCTTCCGATGTGGTCAAGGCTTATGGCCATGCTCCTTAAAGAAGGATACATTACAGGAGGGGAAGCTTGTGAGTCCTTTGACGTAAGCTACCCGAAGGTAAAGCTTGTGCGGCCTGAGATTACACTTAAAGGCTTAGAGTATCTGGAAGAGAATAGCCTCATGAAGAAAGCCGGAGAAATGCTGAAAGAGGTTATTCACATCGTAAAATAGGAGGAAACTATGAAGAAAGAAAAGCTATGGGACAGCTGGGGAGATTTTTCTTGGTTCTCTAAGCTGGCCTTTATCCTGTCTATCCTGGCATTAATAGGTGTAGTAACGCACTGATTTCATGGCGATAGGCGCCCAAAAGGGCAATTATTGAGATAATTAGGGCGATTAAGTCAATCCATTTGTCCAGTAGGTACCTTTTGAGTGCTATGGAATTGAAGGCTCTAAAGTGCCGCCCTTTGTGAGTGAGGACTGCCGAAAGAAAGGCTTGGTTTTCACCTATTCGGGTGATACGGATATAGCCTTCCTGCTCAAGGTACTCAAGACAGGATAAGAAAGAATCCCAGCTTAGAAAGTCCGGGGGGTTCAGTTGTTTATTTACATCGAAAGTAAAATCGGGAAGATTGTATAGGTAGTGAAGTACCTTCTTAGAAGTAGAATCTATCATGCGTTTTCTCCTTTTTCTTTCATCATATCATGCTTTAAAGCACTGTCCATAGGGTGGTGCTTTTTATATTGCCCGAAGGCGTAAAACTACGAGGAGACACCTTGGAAAAACAGGGAAACTATATTGTGAGACACACATAAAACTGGAGGAGACTATGGAAAACAATGCACAGGGTCAAGAAACCCAACAAGGAACACAGCAGCCTAATAATCAGCAGGGAACGACTCAGAATCAGAACGGACAGAGTATGCCGGGGATTGATTATGACAAGCTTGCGCAGATTATTGAGGGAAGAACCAAGGCGGCAGAGGAATCAGCTATGAAAGGCTATTTCAAACAGCAAGGCCTTACACAGGAAGAGGTAGAAAAGGCAATTAACACCTTTAAAGAGGAAAAGGCGAAGAACACGCCTGACTTAGCTACCCTCCAAAGCGGTCTTACTGCTGCACAGGAAGAGGCTAAGAGGGCAAAGCTTGAGCAGTTTGCCACAATGCAAGCGGTAAGCTTAGGGCTTGACGCCAAAACAATCCCCTACGTCTTAAAGATGGCAGATTTTACCGCTTTAGACGGAAAGGAGCTTAAGGAAGAGGATGTTAAGAAGGCGCTGAATAAGGTGCTTGAGGATATCCCGCAGCTTAAGGCTTCTAATACCAAGGCTACAGGGTTCCAAGCCGTAGGTGCAAACGGCGGTAGCAAAAATGAGAATGAATCGGAGGCGCTAAAGAAAGCCTTCGGACTAAGTTAATCCTAAATAGGAGAAAGGAAATTTAATTATGGCAGTATATCAGTACGCAGAACAGTTTACACAGTTTTTGGCACAGAAGTATGAGAAGGAGCTTTGCTCTGATGCATTAATGCACAGTAATCCACAGATTACCTTCCTTAATGCGCAGACTATCAAGCTTCCTCGCCTTACCTTGTCCGGCTATAAGGACCACACAAGAACCGCAGGTTTCAATGCCGGAAACATCGCTAATGATTGGGAGCCTAAGAAGCTTGCTCATGATAGAGATATCGAGTTCTTCGTGGATCCTATGGATATCGATGAGACAAACCTTGCTTTGGCCGTTGCGAATATCCAGAACACTTTCGAGAATGAGCAGGCTATTCCTGAGAAGGACTGCTACAATTTCTCTAAGCTTCATACAGAGCTTACTAATTTCCACGGCAGAATCGACAGTACTACCGTTCTTACTGCACAGAATATCTTAGCTGTCTTCGATGAGGAGATGTCTAAGATGGATGACGCAGGAGTGCCCGTAGATGGAAGAATCCTCTATGTTACTCCGGCAGTAAACAAGCTGTTAAAGGAAGCGGACGGCATCCAGCGAGTAATCACTGTAAACGGCGCTAATGAGGTAAATAGAAACGTGCATTCCTTGGATGATGTAACCATCAAGATGGTTCAGTCCGGACGCATGAAGACCAAGTACAACTTCACCGATGGATGCGTGGCCGCTGCCGATGCGGATCAGATTAACTTCATTCTGGTTCATCCTTCCTGCGTAGTGGCAAGAGACAAGTACGCATACATTTCTCTTTTCACTCCGGGAACTGATTCCAGAACCGCAGACGGATATCTGTACCAGAATCGAAACTACTGGGATCTCTTCTTGATTGAGAGAAAGGTTGCAGGCTGTGCAATGCACGTAACTAAGCACTAAGGAGGTAGATTGTGAAAGCAGTAAAAGAAAATAAGGAATACTTCATCGATGATTCTCAGAAGGGGTTTTACCTTACGCAGGGATTCGACATCTACGGCGATGACGGAGAACTTTTAGAGGCGGCACCCGGTAAGACCGTGTCCTATGATGAGTATGCAACGCTTCAAAATAAGCTGGAAGCCCTTGAAGCAGAACTGCAGAAAGCTCAGTCCCAAGGAAAGGGAAAGAATAAAGGAGCCGAAGCTGTAGAGGACGGAGGTAACTAAGATGATTCCTTACCTGGATAAAACAAAGTTTATTGAGAGATACGGCACACAAGTTCCGGAGGACAAGATAGACGGACTTTTAAACAGGGCGAGTAGGGACATCGATACTCTAAGCTATAACCGCATTCGTGGAATCGGGTTTGGGCATCTCACTGACTTTCAAAAAGAGATTATCGAAGAGGTAGCTGGAGAGCTCGCCCTTTTCAAGCACGATAACGCGGAATTTTTAGAATCGCCGCTAAGCGAGTATAGCCTTAATGGAGCAAGCGTTAAGTTATCATCCAGTGAGAAGATAATGGTAGAAAAGGGGGTGACAATCAGTCGCTCCCTTTACGCTTTGCTCTGCCAAACAGGGCTGTGCTGTAAGGCGATATAGGAGGAAGTATGAAGTATCCTTGTTTAGTTCCCAAAAGCCTTTGTAAGGTTCCTATCGAGGTGCATTTAACCGGTGAAGGGATAACGGAAGACGGAGAGCCTGAACGCTCCCTTGATTTAAGCCTTCTTTGCAATTTCCAAGACAGTGTAAAAACCATTTTCACGGAAGAAAAGAAGCTTGTGGAGTGTACCGGAACGGCCTACTTCCCGGGAGATATTGCAGAGAACTTCCCTAGTCTATCCGGAGGAACTGTAACGGTCTTCTCCGAAGAAAGAGAAATAGTTCACGGTATGAAAGCAAGGAATCCTGATGGGACGGTGAATTATTGCAAGCTGGAGGTGAAGTAATGAAGGCTACAAGCACGGTAAAAATGAACTTTCCGAGGATACAACAGCTTTCTAAGGCGGCAGTAACTGCCCTTGCCATGACGGGAGAGGCCGTGCATAGCGATGTGGTGCAAAGCCAAGTAGTACCCTTTAAAACCGGTAATCTGCAGAACGAATCTGCCTTTGTAGACGATTCTGATGCGGATAGAGGCGTGGTAAGGCTTGTGCACTCTACACCATATGCAAGAAGGCTTTACTATCATCCGGAATTTAACTTCGATACCTCCGAGAATCCCAATGCTAAAGGGCGCTGGTTCGAGGATTGGGAGAAAGGCGGAGAGAAGGAAGACTTTGCGAAGAATGCCTTCATGAAGTTTTACAAGGAGAGGGGGGATGTTTAGTGCTACCGCTGAAAGTAATTCAGCAGCTGATTAAGGAAAGCGGCCTTTTTAAGCAAGTTTATATCGGAAAACTGGATAACAAAAAGGAGAAATCCCTTGGAATCTATCACAGGAAGTCCAGCGGTACGCCTATCAAGGCTTTAGGGGGCTTAGAGCATACAAGTTATGGCATTTCTCCGATATCTTTGTTAATCCATTGGAATAAAAGCTTTGTGGAGTCGGAAGACGCAGCCATAAAGCTTTTTCAATTTTTACAGTCGAAAGACAAAGCATTTCAGATAGGTGATACCGTGGTTCGCTACCTATCCTTGGCAGTACCGGAACCACAAGACGTAGGAACTGACGATAGCGGAGTCTATGAGTTCGTTATCTGGATTGATGTGATTTATGAAAGGAAATGATTATGAGCGAAGTAGCAGGAAAAGTATATCCGGTGCATTCTAATCAGTTTAAGTTCGGCCTTAAGGGCATGGACAGTAAGCCTCAGGACATGGCGACACCAAAAGACCTTGAGAACTTTGCGCCCACCATCGACGGTACCGTAGAGAACTGGTTTGCGATGGATGCGGAGGGCTGGTCTAAGGCGGCTATGACCGGTAAGAAGATGTCCTTTAAGTTTAAGGGAAAAAGATGCGTAGGAGACAAGGCGAACGACTATATCGCAGACCTTGCATGGAAGTTTGGACCCGATGTAATGACACAGTTTGAATGGACTATGGTATCCGGTGCAAAGCTTACCTGTCCTGTAGTTATCAATGTAACCACACCGGGCGGTGGAGACACCACAGGAATTGACGCTTTGGAGTTCGATGCGGAGTGCTACGGTAAGCCGACCATTACCCCTGCACCAGCTGCACCCGGAATCGGAGGTTAATCCATGAAGATGATTGATATTACAGACAGACTGAACTTCGAAGAGAACAGCTGCTTAATCATCAAGGGGAAAGAGATTGAAGTAAACAGCGATGCGCCTTCCATGTTGAAGGTGCTCCAGTTTATGGGCGGTGATGCCGGAGCGAAGGAAGTAAATGAGGCTTACGAGACACTCTTTCCTCAGGAATCCAGAGAGAAGCTTGCAAAGCTTAAGCTTAGCTTTGATGACCTAATTGTAGTGATTAAGGCTGCCGTGGAGCTAATCACAGGAGATAAGCAAGAAAAAGAGTAGTGAGCCGTACTATGACCTGTTTGAAGACTGGGATTTAATCGTGTCCAGCTTCCTGTCACAGTACGGCCTTCGTTTATCTACGAAGGATTTTAAGACGGTTGACTGGGCAGAGTTTTCTGCCCTTTTATCCGGTCTATCCGCAGATACTGCCTTAGGTAAGGTAGTAGCAATCCGAAGCGAGACAGATCAGGAGACCATCAAACGATTTTCTTCGTACCAAAAGAAGATTTATGATGACTGGCGTACAAAACAGAGTGAAAGAATGACAGAGGAAGAATACGCAGCGGAAATGAGAAAGCTGGAAGCCAGCTTGTTTTCGCTTTTATCGTAGGAAAGGAGGTTAAATGGGAGATAGCGTAGGGCAGGTAAGCCTTGACTTAGTCCTTAACAAGGGCGATTTTGAGGCAGGACTAAACAGCGTAACGAAGCTTGCTACGAAAGCCGGTAAACTTCTTGCCGGAGCCTTTGCGGTTGGGAAGCTTATATCCTTTGGCAAGGAATGCATAGAGTTAAGCTCCAATCTTTCCGAGGTGCAGAACGTAGTAGATACCGTCTTTCCTACAATGAATAAACAGATAGACAATTTTGCAAGGAATGCTGCAGCGCAGTTTGGTCTATCTGAGACAATGGCTAAGAATTTTACCGGTACTTTTGGTGCTATGGGAAAAGCCTTTGGCTTCTCTGAGAGGCAAGCCTATGATATGGCTACTGCCTTAACAGGCCTTGCCGGAGACGTAGCGTCTTTCTATAACATGAGTCAGGACGAAGCTTATACAAAGCTTAAATCCGTGTTTACCGGGGAGACGGAAAGCCTTAAGTCTTTAGGTGTGGTAATGACACAGACTGCACTGGACGCCTTTGCCATGGCTAACGGCTTCGGTAAGACTACTAAGTCTATGTCCGAAGCTGAGAAGGTAGCACTTCGCTTTAAATTCGTGCAAGACCAGCTTTCTGCTGCACAAGGCGACTTCATGAGGACGTCAGACGGCTGGGCTAATCAGGTACGGCTTTTGTCCCTGCAATTCGACAGCTTAAAGGCCGCCATAGGTAGTGGACTCATTGCCGTGCTTAGTCCTGTAGTTAGGATGCTGAATATCTTAATCGGTAGAATCCTAACTGCCATAAGTGCTTTAAGAAGCTTCTTCTCCATGCTTGGAGGTACTGCAAAGCTTGCTATCAATCCTAAAGGCGTAACAGCCGGAACGGATGCGGTAGCAAAGAGTGCAGATAAAGCAAGCGGTGCTTTAGGCGGTGCAGGAGGAGCAGCTAAAAAGGCGGCTAAAGATATCAAGAGCGCAACTACAGGCATAGACGAACTTAATATCCTCCCTGATCAGAGCGATTCCTCCGGAGGTGGAGGCGGTGGAGAAGGTGGAGGGGGCGGTGCAGACTTCCCTATGGAATCCTTCGATACCGGCGCAATGGAAGAGGGGACTGCCAGAATCAATGAACACTTGCAGGGAATGATAGATAGGTTCAACGAATTAAAGAATCTCTTTATGTCCGGATTCTGGGAAGGTCTAAAAGACATGACCGTCCTCGATTCCATCAAAGAGAACATTAAAGGAATTGGAGAAAGTCTTGTAAACATTTTTACATCAAACGAAGTGCTTAATGCGGCCAATACCTTTGCTGACAGGGTTGCAGTTGATTTAGGGAAAATTGCAGGGGCTGGAGTAAGTATCGGACTTACCTTCGTGGATTTCTTAAGCGGATCAGTTGAGAAATATCTTGCGCAGAACACAGAACGCATTAAGAAATTTATTGTGAAGATGTTTGATATAGAAGGAGATATCGCAGACATTCAAGCGAACTTCGCAGTAGCTATAGCTGATATCTTTTCCGTGCTTCAAGGTGATAACTTTAAGCAGATAGGAGCAGACATCATTAGCATTGTTTCGGATATTTTGGGGACTTTCATTGTGGTTTCTGAAAGCTTTTTCCGTGATTCTATAGATGTAATTCTATCCCCTGTTGTGGAGTTAAAAGACCGGATTATTGAAACCTATAATGCGCTATCTGAACCGGTAATGCAGATTTTTAATGACCTGGCTGAAATATTCCATATGTATGGCGGCACGATCATAAGCATCTATGATAATTCCGTACATCCGCTATTTACCCTGATGAAAGAAACCATCGTTTCGGTAGGAGATAAATTCTTAGAGTCCTTCGGCACTTACATTCTTCCGATAGTTCAGAAAGCGGCAGACAAGTTCACAGATTTTAAGGACAATGTCATTGCGCCGCTCATGCCGAAATTCGAAGAAGTTTTCGGAAAAATATCGGAATGTATTCAAGTAGCGTGGACTACCGTTATAGAACCTTTTATCGTTTGGTTCACCGGCGTTGCAGTACAGCAAATCGGCATGGCGTTAGATATTGCTGTAAATTGCTTCTTCGCATTCCTCGACGGGGTAGGAAAGGTAATTGATGGCGTCCTGACGGCTCTTGGCGGTCTTATGGACTTTATTATCGGCGTGCTTACAGGGGACTGGGAAAGGGCTTGGAATGGTATTAAAGCCATATTTGACGGCGTATGGAGAGCCATAACAGGTATCTTGGAAGCGATGCTAAATGTAATGCTTGCAAGGCTTACCGGAATGCTCAGTATGATGCGGAAGAATTGGGAAGCTGTCTGGAAAGCGGTATCCGACTTCTTTAAAAAGATATTTGACGGTATTAAGTCCGCGCTTAGCGAGAAGATGGAAGCCATTAAAAACGGAATCTCCACTGCTTTAAACGCCATAAAGGAAAACTGGGAAAAGGTTTGGACTAATTTGAAGACTACTACCGTGTCTATATTTGAGGGCATGTGGGGTGGAATCAAAGGTGTTATCAATTCCATCCTTGGCGGCGTTGAGTCCATGGCCAACGGAGTAATCAAGGCTATTAATAGCATGATTAATTCTTTGAACTCTATTAGCTTTGAACTTCCTGATTGGATTCCTGAAATCGGGGGAAACAGCTTCGGACTAAGCATTCCTACCGTTCCCACGGTTTCCATTCCAAAGCTTGCTAACGGTGGATTCGTAAAGGCCAATACTCCACAGCTTGCCATGATTGGAGATAACCGGCACTACGGAGAGGTAGTTGCTCCGGAAAACAAGCTGGAAGACTTACTTAACCGGGCGGTGTCTATGGCATCCAATCCCGGTATTTCCGCAGAACACTTTGAAAAGATGCTTTCCTTCCTGTCCAGAATCTCTGAGCAGATTGAAGCTATGGATCTAACGGTATACGTGGATGTACGAGAGATAAAACAAAGGCTTACCGATTTGGAAGGCCGAAGCGGATACAGCTTAAGGGGGTAATATGGCAACGATAACAATCAACGGAAAAGAATTTCCTGCTCCGGACATTGGCGGCAATCTTGTGGTTGCTACCAATGTTTCAGCCGGAAAGAATGCTAAAGGGGAGTTCGTTGGCCAGAAGGTAGGAAGAGACCAGTATAAATTCGATGCCTTGCAGTGGAAAAGTTTAGATGCAAAGACTTGGGCAGATATGCTGCAGGAGTTCGATAAATTTGTGGTGGTCGCTAAAATCCCTGATATGGTCCATAACCGCTTTCAGACGATTAGGATGTATCCGGGAAACAGAACCGCTACTCCTATTGCTTTCGATAAGACAGGCCTGCCTACTATGTATCGAGATTGCAAGGTTAATATTGTGGACTGTGGTATCAATTAACTAGGAGGGGCTATGCTTCAAGTAACAAGTGCATACAAAGAAGAAATGAAAAAGCCCCTCCGGGGGCATACCCTAATGAGAGTAAATATTGGAGTAATTAATCAAGAGGCACAGGGTAGTGCTAAAGTGAGTTCTGAGGCGGCTTATTTTAGCAATCTAACTAAGCCTCTTAATAACTATGTTGTAGATGCCCTCTATGCTACCGCAGAACAGAACTATAGCACCGTAGATGGGCGGATGTATTTCCTTCCGAGGGAAAAGTCTGACTGTGTTCTAAATCAGGGAATTGTGTCTAAGGAAATAGATGGGACTATAGATTTTATATTCCCTGTTCCGGTGGATCTAAGAGGAGTCACTATAGACTTTGGAAAGGCCTATCCGGAAGCTTTTACAATCGTTACCGACCAAAGCTGGAAGGATGTAATTGGGAATACTAAAAGCAATTATGTTTGTGATGAGGTATTTAAAGGCACTACGACACTGTCCATCATCCCTATTAAGATGGTAAATGGTAAAGGACGTCTGCATATCCATGAAATCATCATGGGCATAGGTATTTACTTTAACGAACGGAATATCCTATCAGCCAGTAAGAAAGAGCATATCAGCCCTATTATGGAGGCGCTGCCTACAATCGACTTTAGATTAAGCGTAAACAATAAAGATAGGGCTTACGATATAGAAAACGAAAAGAGCACAGTAAACTTCTTAGAGCTTGGCCAGAAGGTGCAAGCCTTTATGGGACAGGAGATTGAGGACAGGATTGAATGGCTCCAAGTAGGAACTTTAAAGCTTAAAGAGTGGTCTACTGATGACGACAAGATGAGCTTCACAGCTATAGACTTCCTATCGGGGCTCACAGGGAAATATAGAAAGGGGAAGTTTTATCCTCAGGGAATAAGCATTTATGACCTTTGCCTTGATGTCCTTACGGATGCCGGAGTGGACCCGCGAGAATTTTACATAGACGAATATCTAAAGGCAGTAAAGATAAAGAATCCTATCCCTGCGGTATCTCATAGAGAAGCTTTACAGCTTCTTTCCAATGCAGGAAGATGCCTTTTGTATCAGGACGAAAAAGGAAAGATTGTGATTCGCTCTTCCTTCGTTCCGAGGATGACCAGTACGGTAGCTAGGGAGCCTTATTTCTCTAACGGTACAAGGATTCTTGAGGACCTGCCGATTAAAGAATACTCCCTTACAAACGGAAACTATACGAAGGTAGACGGCACAACTTTATTTCTTCCGAGAAGTGGCAAGGCGGATGTAGGGTACATTGACGACAACATGCTTTTAAATATTAGGCTCGAGGCCGCGTTTGCTTGTTTCGGCATGCAACTGCAGTTTGGGCGGACTTATCCCAGCGAGATTGTTATAGATACCTCGTTAAACGGAAAGACCGTAGAAGAGTTAAGCTATACGGTAGATAGAGAAGACCTCATCATATCTCACGAGTTCGCGCCGTTCGACGAAATGCTTATCTATGAGGAAGCACCTTCAAAGACCGGAGGAAGGGCTGTTCTTAATAAAGTAAGCTTCGGAAATGTTACAGACTATGAACTTAGCTATGGTAGAGAACTAACCAAAACACCATTAGGCACTCAGCTTCAATCCGTAAAGACCTTGGAGCTTACAAGGACGGAATACCTTGACAGCACAGAGGGAGAAAAGGAGCTTGCTAAAGTGGAGTGCACTAAGCCGGGAGAATACCTTGCAGAGTTTAGCAATCCTTCCTATGGCTGCACAGTACAGGCTACATCCGGAACAGTTACCGTGCTTGAGGCGGGTGCCTACTTCCTTCGCTTCTCCTACTCCGGATTCGGAGGAGAAGTAAAGGTCAACGGCAAGGAATACCTGATAAAGACCTATACTATGGAGAAGGAACTGAATCCATCCGGAAAGAGAGAAAAGTGGAAGAATCCTTTGATATCGGACACTGCGCTAGCTACCGATGTTTTAGATTGGGTAGGGAACTACTTAAAAGCAGACAGAGAGTACAGCCTTAGTTATAGGGGAGAGCCACGGTTAATGGCCAACGATTTACTGTATCTTGAGAATAAATATGTAGATAAGCTAATGCTTCGGGTATTTGACCATACCTTAAATTTCAACGGTGCCTTATCCGGAAGCATAAAGGCAAGAAGGGAGGTTTCTTTTGTGGAAGACACCTAAGACAGACTGGAAAAGTACAGACTTCTTTAATGTAGAAGACTATAACCGAATAAAGGGAAACATCAACGAGATCCGGCAGAAGGCAGTAGTCCTTTGGTCGGATTTTCCTTTTACAGAAATGGGGGCAGATAAAAGCTATCAAGACTACGGATTCTATGCCGATGAGATAAATGCTTTTGAATCCAATCTTGATAGAATCTGCTCCGCTACCTTCCCTTTTACTATCGGAGAGAGGCAGACCTTCTACGATAACCAGCCCTTTATCACTTGGGACGAACTTAACAGAATAGAAAACGCTTGCCTTCTCATCTATCAGAATTTTACAGGAAGAGAGGAAGGTATGCGTAGGCTATCTTTTAAATTAGGAACGAAAGGAGAGCTTGTATGAGCCTAAAAACAGACTACCAGGATGCCATGTATGCAAAGAGGAAGTTCCGCATGGAGAATAACAGCGACGGAACAGTAAGCCTTAGCGACGCAACATCCTACACTCAGGAGGGCACTCCCTTCGGGGCAAACGATGTAAACGCCATTACAAAGAGCGTGAACGCTCTGTATCAAGAAACGATTGTAACCATTCCGGCTAATGCCTGGAGTAACTCCGCGCCATATAGCCAAAAGGTATCTGTTCCAACAGTCAAGGCTACAGACTCTGTAACAATGGGAAAGGCGCACACTAAGACATCCAGTCCTACCGATATAGAGACCTATGACGAGATGGCGGGACTAATCACAAGCGCAGAGGTTACTGATGGCTATGTGACTTTTTACTGTGCTGCGGAAAAGCCTAGCAAGGAGTTTAAAGTAAAACTGAAGGGGGTGAGTAAGTAATGAGTGATGTTTTTATTCCACTTGGCGGCGCAGGAGGAAAGAATAGGGGAACGGCAGCAGTCCTAGGAGACAGCACACCTTTTTCAAATGCGGGCGCAGTAATGAGCCTTCCCTTGCCTGCAGGTAATTACAAAAAGTCCGTAAGCAATCCACGGACAAGCTACGGAGATGGAAAAAATTCCGAAGTAACCATTTCCAAGGAGCTACTTAAAAAGATGGCAATTAATGCTTTCGGAATCGCCTCTATCACAA